CTGGCGGATGGCGGCCGGGGCGCTGTCGGGAAAATATTCGCGGGTCGCGACAAGACGGCCCTGTGCATCACGGATGCGCAGGAAGATGCCCCGGCCGCCCATGTCGGCGATCCGCAACCCCGCTTCATAATCTTCGGTCAATGACCCCGGATCGAATGGCCCCGCGCCAGCATGAGGGGCGAGAGCGGCCAATATATTTCTTTCAAAGGCGCAGGCGACGCCAGCAGAGGGAATGGATGCACCAAGAAATTCCCTCACTGTCAGGGACTTCCCATGGGCTTCAACTAATTGGCTGTTAGCGTCACTGTTGCGACCTATGCGATGTCGACATGGCGGTCATCGACGGGAAGAGTCGCTCAGCCTGTCGGTATGAACCTCCGGAGGAGGATTCGAATCATCTGCAAATCAACTGAGCGACGGCGGGTAACGCAATAATAGCTGCCCCCGACAGCCAGCAACCAATGGCGCAATTTTGCATCCAAATTGGACCAGTTCGGAGCGTGAGCGCGGCTTTCAGATTATCGTTAGCCTTGGTCAGATGTGTCTGCGCAGCATCAAATTCCACACTCTGCGGAGAAAACTGCGAGAGGCTGGCTGCCATTTCTAAATATTGAGCGCGGCTGTTCAGTAAGCTCGCCTTCTCAACGAGCGCGCTTTGCTGGAATATCAGTGCACAGCCCGCCGCAACCGTTCCCAACAAGAAAACAATGCAAGACAAAACGAGGAGGCTATAACTTAGCCACGAAATCGATTTTCCGATATTTAAAATGGTTAATAGGGATGCAGCGTTACCTGCTACCAGGCCAAATCGAATCTGTGAGGTGAACTTATCCGCTTGCTCTCGCTCGTACAAAGCCATTTCCCACGCCTTTGCATGTTGCGAATTTAGAGATGCGATTAGCGCCACGTGACTGGAGTAGGGCGAGGGATTTGATGGATCAGTCATTGTTATAATTTGAGCATTTATATTCCGTTGAGCAAGAAAATTGATTGCAACAATCTAAGTCGGGCGTGATCGATTTTTTAGCCGTGGAAGCATTTTCGCCTGATAATTCAACGATCCCTCCCCCAAATGCGCACCACAGCTGCTCGCAGATTTCTGCGGCTTTCAGAGCGGTGGGGGAACTGCAGAACCTCTGCAGGGGCTGAGCGGATAGCGGGGATCAGTCGCTAACATACATGACAGTCAAATCACGCCGCTAGGCTCTCGACTAGCGGAATGAAAGCATCTGATTTCAATGACTGCCGGGGCAACATCTCAATAGATCCCTGAGCCTGGGTCGCTTCAAAACACATCAGCCGACTCAAAGAATGGTCGATCCGGCCTTGGTAGAGGGAAGCCAGTATTTCCTTTTACAAAATGCTGATCATCAAAAAGCCAGTGATACAAGTTCTGCAACCTGTAGTCCGGATGCAGCTTAACACCGACGCCGCCTAGCCGCTTCCCATCATGTCGAAGCAAAGAAATTACATCGGGCGCCACAGCATCGGCGAAACCGCTTCCTGCCACATATGCCGTTAAAATCGATGCGACCAGATCGGCCACCTGTAGCAACCTGGATCTCTCGAAAGGCAGCGTCAAAATGGTGGTAGCAAGTCGATCAAACTTGGCGAAAAACGTTCCCGTTTCAACAATCTCGCTGCATCGGCCGAGAAATTTATCTTCATCGGTCCTGCCACCGGATGGACGGGCGACGATAACGAGGCCGGTCTCATCTACCTTAAGAGCGGTATTAAACCGCTCCAAGGCAAGCTGAAGCACGTCTAGTTCTATCTCATCTACCCCTGTGGCGGGCTTCGCTGTTCGCTCCGAAATTGCTGCGATACCTTTTGCGCCGGCGTCCTTGGCGAGTTTCAAAACGTCCCTGAAAAAAGACGATCGACGTGCGTCAACCAGTCCCTCACGCATCCAATGACTTTTTGAAGGCGACCATTTAAAAGGCTCGCCGGGCGGGAAGCCGTATTGTTCGACGCACAGAGCGCTGATGGATCTATCGAGCTCCCTACAAACGTCAGCCGAGATCATTAGTCCGCCGGCTGTAAGCAGATCATTGATGCCCCGACGGCAATTCTTTTGTCCGGCATCGTCGATGAAGAATATTTGCATCGGGCATCATAAGCTCATACGATATTTGATAGTCAAGGGAGAGCCATAACAAGCCTTCCAAGCTCTACAAAATTCAGCAATTCCGGGCGCTCGCGTGTAAAACGCGCAAAAATCCCTGCCTTTTTGATCAATAGCTTAGCAGCCAGCGGTAAAGCGCTGCGCTTGACCGACTCGATTTTTGTTCTTCATACGTTCACGGATTGGAGGACGGCATGGTGAAGATTGAGGACGTGCGAGCAGCAGTGGCTGAAGCGCTGCAAGAGCGCGATATTGGACAGCCGCCATTCTGGAATGACATTCGGGAAGGGCGGCGAGACGACACCCCCTTCATGGTCGGTGCAATGATCTGGGCGGAGCATATCGTGACCAGTTCGGCGCAATGAATGGCCCGCTATCGTGACGGACTAAAGCAGGCCACCTGCTTGTTCGAGGCGGCGGCTTGGCACTATGCCGTCAAGGTCATGTGCGGCTGCGGTCATTTTGCATCGTTCGATCCGCACGGATTGTTCTGGCATTTTCATACCAAGGGTTGGGCAGATGACTTCCGATCGGTGCGAGCAAAGATGTGGTGCCGCGTCTGTCGGCAATCGCTTGGGCAGAAGGTCAGGCCGCGCCGGCTTGATCTGATGCAACCCTATCCACCAGGCACCATCACACTGCGCCAACCTGACGAGCGGGAATGGAAGCGGATCGTCAACCGATATCGCGGGTAAACGGGCTGTGCCGATGGCTGCCAGCTTGCCGGAGAGACAGCCGCAGCCTACCGAGTGCCGTCCCGCGATTCGGTTCGGACTGCCCGGCCCGTTGGACACCCCGTCTGCAGTTCAGTTGGTAGCGACCCGCCTGAGGCAGGCGGGGTTACCCTTGAACGTCTTCTTCTTCGCGATTATCCTGCAACTGCTCCTGGCGAGGTTCAACGTCATAGCGGCGCGCGCCAGGAGCACCTTCTCGTGACAGGTCTGGCGCTATTTATGCAGCGCGGGTACCTGAGACTTGAGCCCGGCGCGCACCCCGATATTTCCCCAAGAAATTTGGCCGCGTCGGGCTCACCTTTCCTTGGTCGATAAACCGCAAGCGCGCCCAGCTTTAATCCTGAGAAGTGAGGTGGTCATGATATCCGTTTCTCTAATTCCTTGGCAGGTAATGGAACTCCTACCGGAAGATAGGAAGGACGGCCGGACGATGCTGCTTTGGAACCAGCTAGGCATCTCTGTCGCAGCTTGGGATGACACAGAGGGCGCCCAGGACTGGTGCCTTGCTTTCGCGGGCCTTCCCGCTGGGAAATTCCCGGTCATTGCGCCCACACACTGGTCCGACATCAATCCGCCTGTTTGAATAATCTCGATTCGTCAGTATGCTGATCCTGCTCCTGGCGTTCATCATCGCGGCGTCCGTCAGGGGCTCCACGAACCGCGCACACCAACGCCTTAGCGCCAGCCAAGACATAGCCCAAAGCCTCGAAAGCGAGCCCGACCTTGCCGAGCCCGCGCGTGATCTTGCCCAGCCCCATCACTGAGCCTGCACAGGCACCGGCTCTTCCGGCGGCTGCTCAATCTTCACCGTCTGCGGGCCAGGCGGGGTGGCCACTGCTAACTGATCGGTAACGCGCTCGATCTGGCGATTACTGGACAGGGACACCAACGCCGAGAGAACGTCGGCCAGCTTGACAATCATGCCGCCGACGATCGCGCTGAACACGCTCTCCGCCCAGTCTGGCGTATTGCGTGCAAAGGCGATAGCAGCGATGATCGACAGGATCGTGGCGATGATGCCCCCGCCGATCAGGGTGAGGACGCGGCGGTCGCCCTCGCGATCGCGAAACGCGTTCATGCGTCGAACCCCATGCGAACCTGCCGCGCGACCCAGCCATAGCTGAACTCTTCGTTTGCAGGACGCACGAGGCTGATTTCCTCATAACGTTCGGTTCGGAAGGCGTGGATAGTCCAGAGCAGCACCTGGAGTCCTTCGCCGGTCGCGCCGCGCCGCTGCTGGTAGCTGGCCAGCGACTGCCGCGTCATCGGGCCGCAAGCGCCGTCGACCTTGAGATCCGGATATAGCGAGGCGCCCCGGTTGAAGAGGTTGAGCGCACGCTGGAGGAACTGACCAGCCATGGCCTGACCCATGTTGATGCCGGTATCGAACAGCAGCTCGCCGATCGCGGCCGACATAGCGAGGATCTTATCGAAGCCCGGCTCGATCAGGTAACGCTTGCGGTAGATTTCGACGGCCGACTCTCGCGGGAAAACACGCATGTCGCCCGTATAGCCAAAGGCTCGCGCCACCTGCTCGGTGGTGCCCCAGCGCGTTGGCCCTCCCTTATCCTTGGGATTGTTCACATAGCCGCCCTCGCGGCCGATCGCGTCATCGATCAGCTGATCAATGTTCATGTCTTGCTCCACGAAAAAGGGCGCCCTCGGCGCCCTATGGTTTCAGATTATCGCTAGCCTCAGACCAGTTCGGCCTCGCCGCCCGGTTCGTCGATCATCGAGACCAGAATCCCCATATCGATCGGCAGCCCCGGATCGAGCGGGAAGGCCCGGTCCAGCATGTTCTGCGCCTGCGCGAGCTTGGGATTGTCTGGCTCCAGTCGCCGCAGCGGTTCCGCGACCAGTTCGAATGCGCGGCGCAGCACCCGATTTTCCAGCGCCAGGCGCCGAAGCTGCGTTTCGATGTGCTGCCGATATTGCAGGTCTCGATCATCCTGCTCTTTTTCCCGCTTGGCCAGTTCGTCATGCCAAAGCTGGAGCTTCGCCGCGCGGGATTGCGCCCGTGCATCCTTCCAGTTGAGTAGCCAGGCCGTGCCCTTGCCAAAGGCATAGAGCACGGCCACAGCCCCGGCGATAATTCCCCCCGCCTCGCCGGCGGCCGAGCCCGGATCAGACATGCGTCAGGCCGCCTCCAGCGCACTCAGCCGCGCCTCCAATGCGTTAACTTGATCGGATAATGCATCATGCACTTCACTGGCTTCGCTGAGATCCGCCGCCAGTCCGGCAGCAATGAACATGGCAAGCTGATCAGTGCGCAGGCCAAAGCGGTTGCCGGCAGAGACCGTCTTGACGTTGCGACCGGTCGCATGCCGCTCCTGCACCGTCACGGTTTTCATGACCTCGACGCCATTGGCATCATACAGTCCGCTGAAAACCTGTTTTTCAACATCGACCATTTGATACTCGGCCGCGAATTGATCTTCCCAGGTATCAAAGCACATGAATGCTGCGCGGAACGATGGACGCTGCGCGTCCGTCACAAAAATATCGGAAGGCAGATCGAGAGCATGCTCATCTTCCAGCCCTTCTTCCATCAGGATGCGCGCGACAGCCTGCGCGCGCACACCGAAATGATAGCGTGCTCCATCCGCACCTTTTTCCGCGACGGCATCCGTCCACTGGAAAAAACCAAGTTCGGCTATGATACGCCGGGCAGCAGTACGCTCTGATGAGGAGAGGCCGCCGCGCCACACCTTTTCGCGCGCGTCGGACGTGTTGATCGTGCTGGTGCCGGCGTAGACAGTTGACCAACGGCTGCTGGGCAGGCCCAGCGCGTTAAGATTATTATCCTTACCCGAGTAGAGGTTGCCGCTCACATCGATGGTAAGAATGTCGGTCTTGGCGGCACCAACCCATGTCTGAAACGCCAGGGCGTGCTCGCTGATGGACTTCTGCCCCATGAACCATTCGACGCTCTGGCCGCCGTTGTAGAGCCGGTAACCCGCCTCCCCGTCGGAGATCGCGTAAACCTTGCCGCCGACATTCAGACGCTCGGCTGACTGCGGTGTGCCCATGAGAACACGACCAGAGCCTTCGACGATCATCCGCTCAATGCCAGCGGTCGCGAGACTCATGCTGTTGCTGCCGCTCCAGAACAAACCGGTGTCCTGGTCATTGGCGAAGCGCAGCCCGGGCGAGGATACCGAACCAGGCTGCATCAAGCCCTGACCAATGCCATCGCGAACCGAAGCGAAGGACGAAATGAGGCTGCCGGCCTGGTCGGCAAGATCTTTCATCAGCGACTGCGTTGGCAGGATGTCGTAGCTCTGGCCCGATCCGCTTGCAGCCAGATATGGCCGCCGCAACAACAGCTGCGTTGCAGAAACCACCTGTTCGATTTCATACGACCGGCTGTCACCAGCGCCGATGAAAGCCTGCCCCGCCAGCACATTGCTGACAAAGTCGGTGCCGCTGCCTGTGACAGTGCGCGATCCATTCGTGACAGTGACAGTCCCGCTCGAATACCATGTCATATGAACGTCCACTTCAGTTTGGTTGAGATTGAAAAATTGGAATAGGTGGCGCTCATGTCGCGACGATAATAATCGCCCTCACTCACGATGCCGCTGTCGGCTTCGCCACGCTTTGCATAGATGCGCATGATGCGATTGCCACCGACATCATCGGCCGCTGGCGCATCATAGATAAGGTCGGCGCCACCATTAATCGTGCGCGTCACTGGGGTGTCGGCTCCATATTGTGAGGCGGTCACTTCATAGGCTGCGACCACCGTCTCATCTGCGCGCACGATCTGGATAAGCAATCCACCGTCCGGTAGAGTATTGGTGTAGAGCGTCTTGCCATTGTAGGTGCTGGCCGCCCGGCCGACATTGGCCTTGAACGATCCAGTGACCTCCAGAGCATAACTGCCATTGGGGGTGACCTCGCCAAGATCGACAGTGGTGAGCAGAAGATTTTGGCCAGCTTGGGGAGAGCCGGTGCCGCTGGCACTGACACGCCGCACGAAGCGGCTCAGCGCCAAAGCAGCCGGATTGATAGTGCCGTCAATGACGGCATCGCCCAGGACGCGCAGATTGGTGCCGACGACGAAGGCCGTCTGGCCTTCGGCGGAAGCAAGGCGAACGAACGCCTCGCCACCATCGCCAATCGCATAGACTTCCCAATAGGCACCAAGCCGTCCCATCGCGTCGGCGATCGCCACACTGTTTTGCTGGACGAGGGCGGTCTGGTCATCAAGCGCCGCGCTCACAGTCAGAAGGCTCGCTGATAAAGCGCCATCCCCATCAATGCGCGCCTGCTGCTCGGTAGTGTTCGCAGCCTGCAGGGCGCCGATATCGCTATCCTTCTCTGCCTTGAGGGCGATGACCTGTGCACTCAGCGCCAGATCGCCGTCCAGCCGGGCTTGCTTTTCCTCCAGGAATGAAGCGCTCATATTGTCATTGGCGGCATCCAGCGCGTCGATACGTGATGCCAGTGCGGCCTGCCCGTCGATGCGCGCCTGCGTTTCCGCCACCGCGCTGGCGACGACTGAATCGATATCGCTGTTTTTCTCCGCGCGCAGCTGCTCGATCGACAGGGCAAGCGCATTGTCGCCGTCAGACATGGCCTGCAGCGCGGCGCTGATGCCTGCTGAAAGATCGGCAATCTCGCCATCCACCTGAGCTTTGAGCGCGAGCACCTGCTGAGCGAGCGCGGTGATGGCATCCACGCGTGCGTTGGTTTCCAGTGAAACCATGCTCTCGACATTTTCGATCGATGCCAGAACGGTTTCGATCTGGCTCGCCATCGCGGCCAGCGCGGTCGCTCTGGTATATTGCTCGAGGGCGATAGATGCCTCTGCCAATCCCAGCCGCGCGATGAGCGCGACAATTCTGGACACAAGCACATCGACATCGCCGTTGATCTTGGCCGTCACCTCCTGCCTCGCCGCAGCGATGGCGGTCGTTGCATCGCGCTTGGCCAGGTCGCCGGTGAGCAGCGCGCGCAAAGCCTGCTCGGCGGCATCCGCTGCACTATTATCGGCGTTGCGAACTGCGGCAACGGTCTGGCCGGCCGCAGCTATGATCTGGTCATCAACCTGCGCACGCGTCGACGCCTCATTGCCAATGGCGGCAGCATTGTCGCCAATGGCGCTTTGCATGCTGTCCATGCGCTCGGTCGCTGCCAGGGCGTCATTCGCCAATGCGGCAATCTGATCGGTGAAGCCTGCGTTGGCGCCGGCGACCGTGGCTGACAACGTCGTGATCTGTCTGACGATCGCATCGAGCTGGGTGGCGCGCGCCAATTCTTCAATCAAGATCGCCGCTTCGGCGTCGTCCATGCGCGCAAAGAGTAGGGTCACGCGCGCAACGACGGCCTCCACGTCCTCGTTGACCTTAGCCGTAATTTCCTGCCGAGCTGCCGCGATCGTTCCCGCGAGATCGCGCGAGCGGGCGTCTCCCCGCAACAGGTCGGCCGTAACGATGTCGAGCACGGCATCGACGCGCGCATTAAGACCGCGCGCGGCGCTAATCGCTTCCCGGGCGCTCGCCCTGATCTCCCCAGCCTCCGTGATGCGCGCAGCCTCTTCGGCCTGTATCGCCGCGGCATTTTCGCCGACACCAATTTCCAGGGCATCCGAACGAGCGGCCAGGGCCTCGGTCTGCGTTGCGAGGGTGGCGATCTGGGCAGTGAAGGTCGCCTTGCTGTCGTTGAACTGGCTGGTCAACAGCGTCACTTGGAGGGTGATCGCCTGGGCACCGTCAATCCGCGCCTGCGTTTCCGTCAGCGCGCTGGCCTCAGCACGGCCGATGCGGACAGCAAGCTCTGTTCGTGCTCGCGCCTCCGCGTCAAGATCGCCGTTGATCTTGGCTGTCAACTCTGTCCGGGCCGATGCGATGGCGGCGACCTGGCTGCGGGCCGCAAGATCGCCGTTCAAAAGCGCGCGCAAGGCGCTCTCCTGCGCGGATGCCGCCTGATCAGGCAACATTCGCACGGCGCTCAGGGCCTGCACGATGGATGCGCTATCACCCAGTGCATCGATCGTCTGTTCTGCGGTGCTGACCCGGGCTTCTACGGCATCGAATTCCGTTCGATCGACCTTAAGGGTGATCGCGCCGGACAGCGCATCGATCGTCTGTTCAGCATTGGATACACGACCGCCGAGCAGATTGAGGTCGATCAGGCTCGCCTTTTGAGCGATGCTGGATTCTGCCGCTGACAGGCGCACTTCGACATCCGAGACGCGCAGTTCGATGCCTTCGTAGACCGGAAACTGGGAAGGGTCGAGAACCAGCTGGGCGATCCGCCCATCGACATAGCTGGTGGTTGCGCGCAATGTTATGCTGGCTTCCGCCGCCGACAAGCGCACTTCCGCCGTGCTGATCCGCTCGCCTGTTTGATCAATCGCGCTGAGACGGATTTGGCCGGTCGTGGGATCGACGTAGAAGCCGGCATCGCGAAAATTTTCGCGCGTCTGGCTTGCTTCGCTGACCACCTGCGCAACCGCCGCGCCCAGCTGATCAACAGCATTTTCCAGCGTCCGACGCGACGCATCGCTGGCGGCGCCTATATCCGGCAGGCTGATTTTGCCGAGCGTCGAAACAGAACCGTCCGTCGCTTCGAAAACGAGCGAGCCATCGCTGGCGAGCGTCAACTGTCCGGCAATGTCAGGGATAGCGACCTGGCCCAGCGCAACCTTCAGGTCAGCATTGTCGGGATAGGGTTGATATTGCAGCACCCCGTCTTCCCGCAGGGAAATCAGGTCGTTGCGCAGCAGTCCGGGCGGCGCGGGAACGTCGGGCAATTCTGGAACCCAGAGATCGACGCCAACCGTGCCGCCGGCAGTAGCGCCAGGCTGAATGGTTTCCAACTTGTCGCTGTCTGCGTCGGCCTGGTCTTTCAGATCATCCAACGTTGTGCCGTCCGTAAAGCCAATATCCTCCGGGGATATTAGGGGCGCTAGCTTGGCGGCAGTGCTCAGCCCCTCGATCGAGAGCGACAGCGTGCTGACATGTTCGTCAACCGCGATCGAGAAATCCTTGAAGAAGCCGTAAATGGCCAGGCTTTCCAGCGTGGCGTCACCGATCCACAGCGCCGGCATCGCGCGCACATTGGCAATGCGCGCGGCGACGACGTCAACGGCGGAAGTGCTGATCAGCGACTTCACGTCCATGCGCTTGGCCCAGGCGCGCTCGACCACCGTCACTTCACCGAACGCGTCGGTGTCCTTGCGGCTATAGTCGGTGATCGCTGCCCTGGGCGAGGCTTCCGTCGTGCCAAGGCCCAGCAGCGTGCCGATCAGCAACGTCCCCGCCGAAACGGTGCCACTTCCCGAAATGGTGATGGTGACGGTGCCGGCCGTCGCCGGCAGGTCGAGGAAGGTGACCGCACCGGGCTGGATCGCGGGCGACAAGGTTCGGTCATAGCCGGGAGCCTGCACCCGCACGCTCACGGCCGTGACGTCCAGCAGCGCGATTGCATCGATCGGATCGACCGGATCGAGCGAAACGACGATGCTGCCCGCCCGTTCGGTCTGCGATCCCAGCGCCTGGTCGAACATCGCCCAGCGGTTGGTGGGCCCGATATCGATCCACTGGCCGGCGGTGCCCGTCGGATCATTGCCGACATTGCCGTTGGCCGCGCTCTCGTAGATCCTGTGCGTCGCCGAAAGGATGACGCAAGCGCCAAGCGCATAGGTGGCCGACGCCGACCAGGCCGGATAATCATTTTCCGGCACATTGCTCGACGTCAGAACAGCATCATCGATCGAGGCTGGCCGCAACAGCCGCAGCGACGATTTGCGCTGATCGGTTGCCGGGTCCGTGCCAGGATCGGCATAATCGGCGCCCTCGGCCAGACCCTCGATCGTCAGCGTGCAATAGCTGACGGGCGGGATCGCCAGATCGATCGACAGATCCTTGTAGAAGCCGGTGATGGACAGGCTGTCGAAACGGTCATCGGCCACCCACTGGACCGGCTTGGCGCGCAGGGCGGCCAGCTGGCGCTGCAGGGCGTCGACATTGGCAGTAGGCACCATCACCCGCGCCGACATGGTCCGCGAGAAGTTACGCTTGACGACGGTGGTGACGCCGAAATCATCGGTCTCGCGCCGGCTATAGTCGGTCAGGCCGATGGTGGGCGCCGTTTCCGTCGTGCCGATCTCGATCACGCCGGCGTCGGTGATGACCTTCATGCGGCACGCCCCGTCACGGTGATGGCATTGCCGCCGCTGTCTGCTGTCACGTCCTCGAACTTCCGCTTGATGGCGCCAGTGTTCGACGCATTCGCGGCATGGCCGCTATTATTGTCGCTGTGCATCTGGGCGACTTCCTCGCGCAGCGCCTTGAGCTCGGCGATCACGCTGTCGCTATCGCTGGACGTGGCCGATGCCTGTGCCGCAGTGGCCGCGGCCTCCAGGATCGTGCCGGTCGGCGCGCCGGTGCCGGTGGCAACGCCGGTCGAGCTGGTCCCGCCAGCCAGCGCCAGCACCGACGCATAGACGCTTTCCAGCGTGGCGGCGGTCTGGGCCTTCACCCGGTCCAGTTCCTGCCGGCTCGTCGCCGCGAGCTCGGCCGCCTGGATCAGCGCCTGCGACAGGCTGGGCAGCGTGCCGGCAGCATCCTGGTCGCCCGCCTTGGCGGCTGCGACAGCGGCATTGAACTGGCCCTGCAGCTGGGCGAAGCTGCCGGTGCCGGTGCCGTCGGTGATGCCGCGGATCCGGTTGACCTCATCCATGATGCTGTCGCCCACCGACGACCAGGCGTCCTTCAGCTTCTGCGCGGCGTCGGCGGCGTCCTGCGCGTCCTGCAACGCCCAGATCTGCTGCTGTAGCGCGCGGTTGCTCTCGTCGAGATTGGCCAGCTCCATTTCGCGGATCGCGGCGGTGTTACCCTGGAGCTCCAGCAGCTGCTTTTCCAGATCCTGCCGCTCGGACAGGATATCGGCCGCGCTCTTGGCGCCGTTGAGGGCCGATTGCAGGTCGGCGAAGGCCGGCGCCAGCTGCAGCAGCGTGGCATAGGTGACCTGGCCGGCGGCGGTGGTCAGATCCTGCGCGTCGACCAGCTGGCGGAACGCGGCCAGCGTGCCGGGCATGGCGAGGCCCAGGCTGTCGAACACGGTCGCAAACTGCGCGGTGCGGGCGGCGGCCTGTTCCTCCTTCGTGTAATAGGTCTCGAAATAGCTATCGACTGCGCTGCTGAAATCGCTGACGCTGTCGAACTGGTCTGCCAGCGCCATTTTCAGGTCGACACTCATCAGGCTTGCCGACGATCCCAGCATGGTCAGCGACGACGTGACGCTCTCGACGGTGGACGCAACGCGCACCAGCGTGTCGAACAGGCCTTCGCCCACCGCCTGAAACTTCTCGATACCGGGGAAGGCGGCCTTGGCCATGTCATCGGCTGCGGCGCCGAATACGGCGGTCAGCTTCTCTTCGATCTCTTCGCCGGTCAGGCCCTGCAGGTCGATCTTGCCGATGTTGACGACAAAGCCATTGAGCTTCTGCTGGATCTCGCTGGTCGCGACGCCCAGCGGTCCGGCGGCGGCCAGGATCGCATTGTTGAATTCGCGCAGGATCAGCGTGAACTGGTTTTCAAGGCCGCTGTCCGCATCGCTATACTGCGTCGAATATTTGGTCGACGTGGTCAGGCCGAACAGCTTCTTCTTTTTCTGGATGTCGCTGTAATAGGAGGCGTCGAACCCGCCCGACAGGATATCCTCCAGGCTCTGCGCACCTCCATAGAGGCCGCTGCCGACCACCTTCGTCTTCGATCCGAACAGCGAACCGATGATGCTGCCGATCCCGCCGATGATGCCGCCGACCACCGGGATCTCAGAGAACAGGCCGCCGCCGGTGATGATGCCTTCCAGCACCTTGCCCGTCGTGTCCTGCGAGAAGCCGGTGTTGACGCCGGCGGACGCATTGACGTTGTCGGTGCGCAGCACCAGTGCGGCAAAGCCGGAAATATTGCTCTCGATCGCGCTCAGCGAGGCGGCCATCTGGCGCGAATAGGTCAACATCACGGTGTCGACCTCCTTCAGGCTGTCGATCGCGCGCTTGATGCTCTCCGACTTCGCCGACGCATCGCCCAGCACGGTGCCGGTCCCGTCGTTCGATTTGGGCAGCGAGCCACCCGAGCCGCCACCGCCAAAGCCGAGCGAGGCCATGACGCCCAGCATCGCGGCGACAGCGGGGAAGGCATAGGGGCCAAGCGTGGCAAACATGCGCGCCGCGCCGCCGGCGACGTCCACCGCCGTGCGAGCCAGCTGGATGACGGTCAGCGCCTTTTCGGCTGCCTCCATCGCCTTGTATCCCTTGCTATGTTCGCTGAAGAGGCCCTTGGCCGCGCTGGTCAGGGCCACCATACCGGCAATCTGATTATCGGCCTCTTGCCGGCGCAGACCGGCCTGCTTCTTTGCTGACAGGCCGCCCAGTTCGCGCTGCTTATCGATCTCGGCCTGGCGCTTGCCATATTCGTCGAGCACGGTAATCAGGCCGCCGATGGCGCCCCCGACGCTGCCGAACGCATCGCGCATATTGGCAGCTACGACGTCGACCCGGTCGGAAACGCTATCAAGGTCGGCAATGAAGGCGCCGATCACTTCCTGGCGCAAATCCTGTTGCGCACGCAGCTTCTTGGCTGCGTCTTCGTCTTCCTGGATCATCTGGGAGCCAAGCGTAGGCATATCCTTGCCCCACTCGCTGTTCCGTTTGGCAACATCTTGAGCCATGCTCCAGACGTTGCCCTGCGCCGCCGCCTTCGTTGCGGAAAGCCATTCGGCTGTTTTCAACAACTCCTTCAGGGCGGCCTCTGTCTCTTTGGCTGCCTTAGTGGCCTTGGGCGCGCGGAGAATGATACCTCGATCGAGACTCGTGCCGACGCCGTCCAGAACCCGCTGCGCAGATTCATAGACCTTGAGATTTTCGCCCTCGACCGCAAAATTGGCGACAGATGCCGCCGCTTTTGCAAATGTCTCGGCTGTGATGAGGCCGCCCTGTTGCAGGCTTTCCAACGACCGAAGCACACTTTTGGAATCCGTCGCGCCACCAAGCAATGAGGCCATCAGATTTTGCGTGGTCCAGCTACCCTGCAACGTCTTCTTGCTGGCGAACGCACCATAGAAGCTGTCGGTGAAACCAAGCTTACCTGCGCCCTCAATGCCCGCGCGGGCCTCTGCCTGCCGTTGCTGAGCCTGAACTCGCGCGACAGCCAACTGCGCCTGCGCAAGGCCCATAAGGGCACCACTTTGAGAAGTGATCTTGCCGGTCGTGATGTCCATCACATTACCCAGGATGTTCTGGGCGTTGCCAACGGCATTGGACGAGAACTGCACTTGATCGAGGGCTTTCGACGCGCCCAGCAGCTCGTCGGCAAAACCCGCAGCGAGAACACTGGCGAGCGTCAGCGCGATGCCCCAAGGGCCATTCAGAAAGCGGCCGACAGTACCCAGTTTGCCTTCAAAGCCGGTCAATGCCCCGGCCGCCTGAGGCGCCTGCATCGCAAACGCGCGTAGAGCGGAGGTGCCACCAACCACTTGCACTGCGAAATCCTGCAACTGGAAGCCAAGATTTTGCATGGCGGCACGAGACGCGTCCGTCGCCTGCCCGACATTGTTGTGCTGCCGGGAAAGCATCAGTTCGACCCGCGCAAGCTCCTCGCCGCTGGCGCCGGCAGCCTGCATGACACGACGGGCTTCGGTCAGTTGATTATTCAAACGCTCCTGCGCTGCTGCTGCGGGATCCAAGGCTGCACGTAGATTGGCAAGGGTGGCAGCATCCCGCTGGGCGGCCGCATCCTGTTCACGCATCGCAACGATACCCTTGCGCGCCGCTGCCTCGAACATCTGATGGGCGAAAGCGGCTTCACGCAAATTCTGAGCATGAGCATCCGCTGCGGCCGCCTTTTCAGCGGCTTCAAATTCCCGCAACGCCGCGGCGCCTTCACGCGCCCTGGCCTCGAACATCTGATAGGCGAAGGCTGCTTCGCGTGTGGCGGTGGCTTCCCGCTCGGCAGCGGCGGCAGCCTGCTGCGCGGCCATGGCCTTATCCTCGGCCAGGGCCTCCGCCTCCATGCGCACCTTGCGCATAGCGGCAAATTCCTGATCGTACAGGGACGCTTCCTGCGCCAGCAACCTGTTGGCAAGGTCGAAATTACCGACGCGCTCGGCATCGGCGGCTTGCTCTTCCACCTTCAGGCGACGCAACTCCTCCCGGGTCAGACCATAGGCGGCGTTCTGACGTTCCAGTTGCCGCACTAGACGCTCGCCGGATCGCTCGATCCGCGCCGCCTCGCTGGCCGCCCTGAAGCTCGTCTTGGTCATCTCATTGCCGAGCGATGCCAACTGAACCGTTGCGTTATCGACATTGATCATGCCGCCGATAGCGCGCTCGACCTTGGCAGCTTCCGCCACGATCCGGGCTTCGGTCGTGTTCATCGCCGTTTCGACCTGGCGCAACGTCTCGAACGCACCCTCCGCGCCGATCGCGAGATTGACGCCAAGGCCATCAGCATAGTCCATCTGCGATCTCCACGAAAAAGGGGCCACCGGGACCATCCCGGCAGCCTACATTGCCCATCAACACGATTGCCGCCCGGCGGCGGCTCAATCTCTCAGCTTCAGCCCGTCACGATAGGTCGCGTTCGACCGCCGCGATGGATAGCCCAACGCGCCTAGCGATCGGCCGAAAGCTGGCAGGCTCAACACTTCCGCCCCCAAATCGGCGCACCACCGAACGAAATCATTATACATCGTCATCGTCCTGATCCGGTTGCCAGGCGCCGCCATGGTGCGATCCTGCACCCATTGCAGCACTTGCCGAATAACCGGATTGCTCGCGGCCATCACCTGTTCCGGCCCCGTATCTTCCGCTTGCTCCCATCCCAGTTCGCGCATCGCCATGATCGCGCCGGGGCGCCCGCGCGCCATCCGCATTTCGCGAACATAGGCCAACTGGATATTCGGCGGCTCGAACTTCATCCGCTCGACAAAGGCCAGCCCGGTATCGGCCGCCGGACGGGCGACGGGAAGCATATCTTCTTCCTCGTCGTCATTCACCGCCGCGCGCAGCGCCGCCTCCATCCGGTCGAATGCATCGATATAGGCAATCTTCCATTCCAGCGCCTTCGGCCCGGTGAAGCCCATTGCCAGCAGGGTAAAACCCTTGCGATCCATTTCGTAATAATGGCTATCGCGCCGCGCAGACTTGCCAGTTTCAACCTGTACGATCATCCGTCCAAAATTGGACGCAAGATCATGTGCCTGGTCCACCAGCGTACGGATCGAACGCATCACATGCTGATGCTGCTTTCCAAACGACCGCGCCACATCCAGGCTGCTCGCCAGCACCGCGTCGCCGCGCACCTGCACCAGCGCGCTCATGCCCGATACTCCTTCATGATCAGCCGCTCGACATCCCACATGATCACGTCGAACATGGTCGTGGGGTCGCTACCGCCGTGCAGCTTATTTTCAGGCTCTTCCTGGATCGCCTGCATCTTTGCGTACAGCGCCGGCAGCGTGACGATCCGGCACGTCATCATCGAATATTCGGCACTGTCCGCTTCCGCGCAGTAACGGTCATTCTCGGCATCCGTAAGATAGGCCCCCGCATCGGCTGACTTCCATGCTTCCCGAACCTGCATCCATTTGTCGCGCTGCGCCCAGAATATCGCGTCCACACGCTTCGATTGCAGGACAGGATCCTCCCATGCCTCTGCCTGATCGGCTGCGGCAACCACGGTCGGCAGCGCGGCTGCCGCTGGAGCCAGCAACATACCGGCCAGCACAGCACGGCGGGAGGGGGATCGCCGCCCGATATTTCCCGTTGGAATATCGGTAGCATTGGCGGATTTACCGCCTACAATAACGCAATCGCCCGTGCTAGGGGCGGCAACAGCCTGAGACATGGGTCACTCCGTGTCGATGGTTAGGGCCGGAAGGAAGTTGGTAGCTTCCTTCCGGTCTGACCGTGTGTTATCAAAAACCCATGAGCGAAACAAGCGTTGATAACAAAAACCTTGGCGGCCGACCAAAAACAGGGGTTGGTCAGTTGATAGGCGTTCGCCTCCAACCTGATGACCTTGCGAATTTGGACTCATGGATTGCAGAGCAACCCGGTAAACTATCTCGCCCCGAAGCAATCCGACGACTAATGGAAAAGGCTCTGCGTTAATTAACGCCATAGGATGCTAATAGCATCTCATCTCCACTTACCGTGACGTCTAATACGATATTATTGTCAGGTAATGTTGGTATAGATAAAACCTTCGCGACTGCGCCACATCCGCCGTCGTGAACCGCTTGGTGTAAAAAACTTCGTCTGGGAATGTATCCAATAACTAAACCGGTACATGTTTTAGCCACGATCGCTCTATTGTCGTGAGGGTTATCCGGTTCACGAAATAAAGTTACATTGTCCCCCTCGCGGCAATTTGAAATTGCGGTTAGGTAATTCGCTCCGCCCGCCAGCCTGATCGGGTATGAGCGCATAGGCCTTAGCTCGCGGGCCTTGCCCCATATTTCTTTAGCGCACCATTTTACATACGGATCATCGGGGTCACCAGTTATTATCCGGACACTCACCACTCCATCCGGATATCGTTCGCAAGGGGGCAGTTTCCAAGCTACGTGACACATGAGCAAGGGAACGCCACTATGGATGCGCTTTGCGACCGCATTACGAGCGGTCAAAGTGCCCAGATACGATCCTCTACTATCAAAAAAATCAAGATGCTGGCCACGAGAAACAATCGTGACTGGGTCATTGTCCTCAGCGACGGAAATGGCAGCGCTCGCTTCCTTCGCCCCATTTAGCTTGTAGTTACCTTGGTCAAGCACCCATTTCATGTTTGTCATTTGGATAATCTCAGCGAGTCGAATCAGTTCGCATAAAATTACCTAGCCCAGCACCATCCGCAACCGCGCCAACTCGACCTCCTTTTCCCGGTCGCTGATCGGCGCGCACCAAGGCGCTGGGCAATTCTCACTTTCGGCATTGCGGCCTTCGGCCACATAGGCAAGCGACAGGGAGCGGACCAGCTTGGCTTCCCACGGGAGCAGGTCGATGCCGGTGCGATTGCACCAGGCGTCGATGGCCTGCCAGCTGACCGGGCCTGATCCCATGCCGGCAGCCTCGGTCAGGCCGATTTCCAGCAGCCGAGCGATGATGTGGGGCATCGGATTGGGCGGCATTTGCGGGCCGATTTTGTCCCGCTTGAGCTTCTCCATCCGGCTGACCGGCGGCGGCTGATCCTTTGCCGCCGCGCGCTTCGTTCCAGGCGGCGGCTTTGGCGTGGCATGGAGCCACGCCAGCTGCCGCACGTAGAGCGTCAGTTCCCGCTCGGCGCGGGCTTGAAGTTTCCCCAGTCTTTTACCCCCTTCAGCACCTGCTGTGCGATGTTGCCGAGTGTTGGATCAGCATAGAGGGCTTGGAATAATTCCTTGCCCTGCTTTCCTCCAGCGGGCGGATAGCCGAGGTTTTCGAATGCGACGGTGATGTCGGCCAGATCCTCCGCCTGCTCGATCAGGCGCTGTTCGGGCGATGCGACGCTGGGCTTGCCATCATTGTCCTGCATCCGCTTCAGCGAACGATTGGTCTGGCGCGCCTCGACGGCCGCATAGGCCTTGGAGCCAGGTCCATAAATGACGATGCGCACGGGCTGCTCGCGGTTGGCGTCAGCGTAAAGATGCTCGCCGTCGAGGCCCTTGATGTGGATGGCAGTGGTATCGACCGCCGCCTGCTGAGTGATATCGTACATGATGTTCCTTTCGCGGGAAGGTGCACCAACCCGCCCCGCGACCCGCGATCTGCGGGGCGGGCTGATGCGAGTGGACCGGCAGATGGGCCGGAAATTGGTTAGACGGACTTCACCACCTTCTTGCTGAGCTCGATCGTGGGATTTGCCATCACGATGCTGTCGGCATTGCCGACATTCTCGGGGAAGCCGAACGCGCGGCCCTGCGACCAGCGCTTTTCGCCGGTCGGATAGGTGACCTCGATCGAATAGAGCGCATTATTGTCGGGTTCGGCAGCGGTGCGCAGCAGCACCTGGCCGGCATCGTCCTCATCATAGGCCATGGAGGGCTGCAGCGATCCATAGTCGGTGCTGCCCTTATGCTTTTCCTTGGGGCCGTCGAGCGGCTGAAACTCGACCTTGTTCGTGGTCGCGCCGATCGTGCCGATCTGCTCGACCTTGCCGATCTTGGTGAAAGTCAGCGCGGAATAGCCGGTAACGTCTTCGGTGGTGGGCAGGGCGGCCGAGATGCCGATCGTCGTGCCCGCAGCAGTGGTGGACATGGTCTGTCTCCTGGTTGGAAAGCCGGTTCATCCGGCGAATGGTGTCCGCGCGGGCGGACGAAAGGGGTTAGGCCTTCTTGCTCTCGCTCTCGGCCTTGGCGGAAGCCGCAACCGGTTCGACGAGGCCGGCGGCCACGTAATTGGCCAGCTGACCCGGCGTCAGATTTTCGATGATCTGGTCGGCGGCATAACTGCCGCCCGTGCCCGCATCCTTGAATTTGCGAAGGGCCTTCGCCTTGGTGGTCGTCGACATCATTGTCTCCTGCTCAATCCTCCGCGTCCCAACTGACGCGGAAATCCTGTGTCTGTTCAAAGCTGTTTCCCGGGCCATTGAGACTTGGCCCCAATCCGGCGGTCAGGATCGAAACGCGCAACGCGCCAGCGATGTCGCCCGTCAGGCCAGCACAGCGCCGGCGGACCCAGCCGATCGCCGCTTTGCGATCCTTGACGGATGCAGCGCGCACGGTAACCGAAATACGGTCGGTGCGGCGCACCAGCTCCTCGCGCATCAGCACCTGACGGTCGACGCTGCTGGTTGTGCGCACCAGCAGGGCCGGCAGCGTAATGCCGTCTGGCAGGCGATCTTCCTTGATGCGATCAGCCGGGATCGGATCCGCTTCGGTCAGGTCCGCGCACAACAGTGCGCCGATAATATCGGCCCCGGTCATGCATCGTCCCCTTCGTCTTTGCCGACAAACCGGCCCCGCGCGATGCGGGAATTGATATAGGCCTGCGCCGCGCGGATCGCCTCGGCTTCCTTGATGTCGAGCGCAGGACGCAGGAACGGCTCTGGCCGCGCACCAGGGTGCCAGACGGTCGCGCCGACGAACTGACCGCCGATCACAAGCGAACCATCTCCGCCGGCAGCGCGGACCTGCTGGTTGATGCGGCGGACGCCCTGGCCACCGCGCTGGCTGTCGTCGACCGTGATGAAATGCGGATCGGTCCCATATTCCAGCCAGAGCGCGCGATACCAATTATAGCCGGGCTTCACAGTCACGGTGACGACGATCCGACCATCATCAGCCTTTGTCCTGACGACGATATCGCCCGCGACATCGTCGGACGCCGAACGATCCTTGGCCTCTTCGGCAATGACACGGCCGCCCGCGCGCCCTGCGCCGCGCAGGACGTCGGAAATCTGCTTGGGAAGGCCCGCGAAGTAGCTCTTCACCCCGTCCTTCCCGCGAACGGTCGGCATCAGGCCGGATTGCCCGCAGGCCGATAATCCTCGACCATATATTCCTGCCGAGGCGGCCGCCCCTTCAACTCAGCGGGACCAGCGACAATCTGCATGATGCGGTCGCCATGGACGATCCGCATCGCGGCGGTGACGTCGGCGCGGCTCCGGATACGAACCCGCGCAGGCCGCCGGTGCATGTTGATGCCCTCCGCCAGGCTCTCGCCCCGGCTCGGCAGGATATCGACGATACCAGCCCAGACTTCGGCTACCAGCGTCCAACTGCCCGAACCTGCACCGTCAAAGCTTTCGTCGACCACCGGCTGCTCGATCCGCACGAAGCTATCCAGCTCGCGGGCGGTCGATTTGTCGCGGCGACGGTTCATGCGAAGGACGGCCGCGAATGGAAGCCGACCAAACCGCGCATCACGTCCTCATCGACGATCGGCGCGCCCGGATTGTCATATAGCTCCACGATCATGACCTTGATCGCCTGGATGACGCCAAAGGGCACCTCGCCATCGGCAAAGCCATCCTCGCCAGTGATGGGGCGCTGCATGAAGCCGGCGACCGCGTCGGTGGCAGCCGCAATGATGTCGCCCATCTGCGCGTCGGAAACCTCGGGTCCAACGCGCAGATGGGCGCGCGCAGCAGCAATGGTGATGATGTCGGCCATGACGATCGCCGCTGCCCCCTTATTACTGGCCGGAACCTTCCGGTTCCTTGGGCGCCTTCGGCTTCACAGCCACAGCGCATTTGGCCTTGATCAGCTCTTCTTCGGTCTTTTCGTCGAAGCCGGCGACATCATCCTTGTTGTAGAGGGTGCCGACCTGCGTCTGGGTCAGAAACTTCACAGCCATATTGGCCTCCTTGCGAGAAAGTGGGCGGGCACGGCTGCACCCGCCGGGGTGGCTGCCGGTTACGGCTTCCAGGTGACGCCGGTCAGGACCGAAACGGCGCGGTCATAGCGCAACTGAGTGTCGTGCTCTTCGATCAGGCGGATAACCGTCTCATCGTTGGAAAACGCCGCCCGGATCGTGCCATTGTCGTCGTATGCGGCCTCGGTGGAAGCGGCCAAGGCGACCTGATAGGTGTCGCCGATCAGGAACTGGCTCCAGTCGCCGAAATACAGCTCCGATTCGTTGCCGCCGACGCCCAGATTGTCGGGAACCGAGGTGGTCTCGCCGATCTGGTAGCCCTTGAGCGTATTGTTGGCCTCGATCGAGGGATAGACGATGTTGCCGTTGCCATCGCGCAGATTGGCGAGGAATTCCTTGACCGTCGGCGACATGACCCAGCCACAGCTGAGCATCGGCAGGTTGGCGTTCTTCACCGCAAGGATCAAGCGCGACAGATCGGACGACACGGTCAACAGATCCGGATCGGCCGTCATCGCCAGCACATTGCCCGCCGCCGCCAGATAGCGGGCACCCGTCGGTGCGCCGGCGGCCACGGCACCGCGCAGGAACTGCTGATCTTCCTTCACCGCCGCCGAAGACAGCAGATCGTCGCGAACCAGGTTGTCGACGCCAAAACTGGCGCGACGGATCAGTTGGTTGGTGATCGGCACCAGCGCCATCAGCTTCTTGGCGTTCATGGTCAGCTGGCCGACCTGCATGTCGGTGGTCGGCGCAGGGACACGCTCACCGACATAGCTGGCCTGCGTACCAGCGGTTTTCTTCCGCATGGTCAGGTTGCCATCGGGCATCGGCACCGACCGGGCGCCCAGGCGACGGATGACGACCTGCGGCCGCAACAGGTCGATGAAATCACGGCTATAGTCGGTGTCGACCAGATAGCCGCCCTTGGTGTTGGTCGACTGTTCCATGTTGGCCACGATCTGGCCGGTTTCATCGCCCCAGACCTGCTGTGCATGGTTGGCCATGGCGCGCTGATCGTTGCCGCCGGTCGCGGCAATGGCCACGGCGATACGGCCGACCATCGCACCCGGCTCCAGCTTCTGCTTGACGGCGGCGGGAACGGTCGGGGCCGGACCGCCGAGAACGATCGGCGTTGCGGCCGACGCCTTGAGCGCCAGAATGCTTTCTTCGCGCTTGATCGAAGCCTGCAGGCCTTCGGCTTCCTTCTGCCAGGCGTCGAACTGCGTCTGCTCTTCGGCGGTCAGATCGCGATTGTCCTCGCTTGCCGCGAGTTCCAGCGCCCCATCCATCGATGCGATGACGGCCGCCAGAGATGCTTTGAGTGCGGTAATCCGCATGACTGTCTCCTTGGGTTGTTACGAGCCGGCGCGCAGCAGCGCGACAGCGTTTCGGTTCGCCGCGGCCGTCCGCCGGGGCGCAGCCGGAGGGGCGCTGCGGGCAAGCCGGCGAATGGCCCCGTCAAGGCCTTCGGCCTCCACGCGATCCACCATGCCGACGGCCTTGGCGTCCTTCCCGGTCAGGGTGCCGCCCTTGCCGAAGTCGGCGCGGACGGTAGCTTCCGTGGTGCCGCGCCCTTTCGCGACGGCAGCGATGAAAACGGCTTCCAACGCATCGAGCGTGGGGCGCAGGGCGTCGCGGCCCTCTTCGGTCGACAGATCGGGGCGCTTGTTCGGCGCGCCGCTGCTGACGATGTCGATCGAGCGTCGCCCGGCAGCATCGGCATTTTCCTGAAAGCTGGTCGACATGCAGACGCCGATCGAACCGACGATGCCGGTCGGGTCGAGGCTGATACCGCCGGGTGCCTGACTGGCGATCCAGTAGGCTGCCGAGCAGCACTGGCCCGTCACATGCACGGATACCGGCTTGCTGATCGATGCGACCAGTTGGCCGAAATCATGGATGCCGGCGACGGCCCCGCCAGGACTGTCGATCGTCATCAGGATCGTGCGAACGTCCGAAGAGGCTTCCAGCGCGCGCAGATCCGCCGCCAACACGTCAATCGTGGTGGCGCCCGACGTCGAAAGGCCGCTGGCGCGTGGGAAGATCGGACCGAATACCGGCAGCGATCCGACACCATCGCGCAACGCGGCGGTACGGGTTCCCGGCGCGCGTTCGCCCATTCGGGCGGATGCCGCTTCGAAACGCGCCTGGTGGCCGTCGCGCTCGACCTCGATCAGCATCGGATGTTCGATCATGCGCAGGGCGACCGCTTCGATCGCATCCAGATAGGCAGGCATGATGGCCCATGGCTGCGATCGGATCGCGGCCAGAATATGCTGGTTCATTCGTCCTCCGACGTCTCTGGAGTGGGGGCAGGTGGGCGGTGATCGACGGGAGGCCGTTCCTGCCCCTCGACCTGCGAACCGGAGCCGAGGCGATAATCTTCGCCGCCGGGCCGATCGTTCATATTCTCTTTGCGCCGGATCTCGTTGGGGTTGAGGATGCCCTTGTCGACCGCGATGGCGTAGGCCTCATACCGGCTCTTGATATCGCCCTTCAGCAGCGCTTCGGGCAGGAACTCATAGAAGCAACCCGGCTCCGCAAATTGATGGGTCATGTGGGCAGCGGCGCGGCCGAAATGGCCCATCATCGTGTACAGGTATAGCTCCAGGCTCTGCTGTTCGATGTTGGAGAAGGTGGCGCGGCTCAGCTCGAACAGGACATGCGGCGGAACACCGAACGCGCGGGCCGCTTCAACCACGCTGAAGCTGCGAGCCTCAATGAATTGCGACGCTTTGTTGTCGTGCGACAGGAACTTGGCGTCCATCTCCTGATCCAGCACCGCGACGCCGGCGGCGTTGCGAGGACCAGAAAACCGGGCCTGCCAGTCCGACTTGATCTTACCCTTTTCCTCCCGGTCGATCTTCGACTTGGTGGTCAGGATGGTCGAAGGCTGGGCATTATTGTCCCAGAAGCGCCGGGCAAATTCGCTGGTTGCTGCCGCGCCTTCGATTGCATCGGCCAACAATTTGAGCCGATCGACCCCGACCAGTCCATCCCGGCTGAAGCCAGGCACGAACCAGATATCGTTTCGGGTCAGACGCTCGCGCGACCCATCGGGGAGGCTGGCATCATAGAACATTTCCAGCCCGCTTTCCCGGTCCCAATGCTGGACCGGTGCGATGCCATCGGGCTGGAGGCGGCTGAGCGCATTGGGGCGATAGAGGGCGTCCCGATGGATATAGGAGCCGAACTTCCCCCGCATCAGCAGGTCGCCCAGCATCAGTTCCTTCAGCAGGAAGGCGGGCTGGACCGCGTTGGCGCTGGTCGAGAACATCAGCGCTTGGGGCGCATCGTTGACCCGTTCCTTGCCGCCCTCGGTGTTCCGATAATAGTGGCACGGCGTCATGGCAAAGAGGCCGCACAGCACTTCCAGCGCGCGCAGCACGGACGTCAGCGACATGGCCCGGCTCTCGCCCATCGGCGCGCCCGATCCATTGGCGCCCAGCAGGTTCATCACGGTGAAGCCGCCCGCGTCGTTCATGCCATCGGTTGCCGCGACCGGCCCGCTGGTGAAGCGCGGGCCATCGCCCTGTTCGATTACTGGCGCGTCGGACGCGCGAAACGCCCGCGCAGCCGCACGGGCGCGATCCATCAATCCCATGCGGTTAGATCCCTGTATATTCGAAGCTGCCGGTCGCGACCGGGTTCAGCTCCAGCAATTTGAAGGCGTTGAAGGCTGCAATGAGGGGGTCGATCTTCGCCGTCCCTGCCGCGTCCTTCACGATCATGACCGTCGAACGGCCCTTTTCCTCTTTGGCGTTGCCGACGCACCAATCCATCATCCGCGATCCGTTATGGACCGCGCCGCCGAACTTGAGCTTACGGGCAAGGCCCACGACCGCCGACATCAGGCGATAGCCTTGCCCGACCGCCTGCACCGGATTGCCCGCGCCGCCCGCCTCCAGCTCGATATCGGCCAGTTCATCGACCAGATCGGACACCCCGTGCGGATCGAGCCCGATTGCAGATTGCTCCGGGAAGAGGCCGCTGGCCTTCACCTGGTCGATGATCTCGACAATCTCGCGAATGTCCTGAGGAACGACATAATCTTGCGGATCGACGTCGAGGCCGCTGCCGACATCTGCGGCCTCGCACAGCACAAGGTCGCCGTCCTCCATGAAGTCCTTCAGCACGCTTTCCAGCGACTTGCGACGTTTCAATACGTCAGGCCATGCCCATGCCTTGAACCAGAACAGCCAGCGCCCGGTCACCTTTTCCCGGCCCGCAACGCACAGGCCATACAGATCGTCCAGGCCGCCCCCATCGACGCCGACCACCGCAACTTCGCAGCGCTCCAGCAGGCTTTCCAGCGTCAGCGTCTTGTCGGCCGCCGCCTCCCAATAGTCGGCACCACGCCACCGATCGCGGCGAAGGCGCAAGCCGATCTCGACATTGAGATATTTGGCCAGCACGATCTGGATGCTGCCGGTGTCGCCGTCATCGTCCAGCTCGCCGCCCGCCGCCTTCTTGAGCTTGCCGGCGATGTATGTTTCCGACACCGACCGCCCCATGTTCGGGTTGGTGACGTAGAAATTCTCGGGCTGCAGATAGGCCTGCGCCTCAATCATGGCTTCGGGCCATTCATACAGCATGCCGAAAACGTGCGGATCGTCGATCGTGCCGTCGCGGACGCCCCGGAAATAGTCCAACTTATCCTTGAACACGCCGGCGGGCGGTTCGTCACTATGCGTCGTCAGATAGACGACAAACCCTTCGGGCCGCGATGCAAGGCCGCCGGTGGCTTCCTCCAACATCGCTTCGGCGTTGGCGCGCTTGCCGAACAGCCATAGTTCGTCGACCAGCACAAAACCGGCCTTCTTGCCGCCGACGATTTCCGCGTCAGCGGCGACCACCATCAACTCGGCACCTGTCACCAGATGCTTGATCGTCCGCTGGTGATCGATCGGCTTCAATATCTGCGACAGTTCGGACGATGCCCGCACCATCGCCGCCGCCGGCTTGAAGCTGTTCTGAGCGATTTCCTTGGTCGGCGCCAGGATCAGCAGTTCGGCCAGGTCGCGCCAGTTGAGGATCAGCGCCGTGATCATGATCCCGGCAGCGATCGTCGACTTGCCGTTCTTCTTGCTGATCAGCAGCATGAACTCGCTGATCAGGCGCTCGCCCGTATCAGCATCGTAGGCGCCGAAGATAGCGCGCACGAAGTCAAACACGAACTCTTCGCATGCCTCGCCGAACGTCGGCTTGCGCGGCACGTCGACCATGCGCAGAGACTTGAAAATCTCCACGGCCTTGTCCGCCTGGTCAGGAAAGAGAGGGTCGAATGGCACCAGCGAGCGGCGCCCGACGATCCTGTCTTCCCAATCGGGGCACGCCGTCGACCAGCGACGCTCCAAATGCTCCGACGTCAGTGCCATCGGTCAGTTCAACCGGGTCGGCGGCGCGGGCGGCTCATAAAGTCCCCGCACATCTTGGGCCTGCACCTTTGCTGCTTCCTTCTTGCCCAGCTTCGGGGCGGCTGCCTTGGTCGGCGCCGGCGCCAGCTGCTGCTGCTGATCGCGCTGGCGCAACCGGTCGAGCTGCTTGATCAACTCCTTCTCGGCGGCGACGTTGCCGGCCACGGCCTGGTCATTGAGGCGGCTCAGCTGGACCATCTCCATCCGTAGGCGCGCCTCCGACCGTTTCCCGACCTCGGAAAAATAAACCTTGCGCAACGTCG